TACTGATCTGCCTATGACAAGAATCAGCAGGGCAGAATATTCATCTTATCCGAGCAAAAGCACGACAGGAAAGCCCAATCAGTTTATGGTGGACAAGCAATTGTCTCCTACTATCACTGTTTTCCCAGCCCCAGATAAGTCCAGCACATATACCATATATATGAATGTTTTAACCAGAATGGATGATGCTGATGTCGGATCGAATACCATGCAAATGCCTTATCGTTTCTATCCTTGTTTAGCTGCTGGTCTAGCCTATTATATCTCATTGAAAAAGGCTCCAGATAGAACTGGAATGCTAAAACAATTATACGAAGAAGAATTTTTAAGGGCTATGACTCAAGATGAGGAGAGAGCTAGTTTTAGGGTGAGCCCAGACTTGAGAGGTTATAATTCACCCTAATGGCTACTTATGCGTCAGGTCAAAAGGCTTGGGGAATCTGTGACATCACAGGATTCCGCTATAAGTTAGATGAGATGAAAATGACATGGGATGGCTTGCTTGTAGGTCCAGATCAATGGAGTCCAAAACATCCACAGCTTAGTCCTCGACCAGCAACAGCAGATGCAGAGGCATTAAAAAACCCAAGACCAGATACTGCTGACGACAATAATTTTTTTACAGTTTACACCAATGTAGGTTTAGGAAAGCTAGGTGCTCAACTAACGACTTTTGAAGTTGATTGTGAGATTGGCTCTGTTACCATTACTACAACATGAGTTTTACATATTCAACATTGAAAACAGCAATTGGAGACTACTTAGAGTCTAGCGAGAGCACTTTTACTACGCAGTTGCCTACTTTTATCACTGAATCCGAAGACCGCATATTGAAAATGGTGCAATTACCAGAGCAAAGAAAGAATGTTCAAGGTCAAACTGCTACTGATAATCGTTTTCTAGCTTGTCCAACAGATTTTTTAGCGCCAATGAGCTTGGCTATCATTAGTAGTAACACCTACACCTATTTAGATTTAAAACACGCTTCTTTTCTAAAAGAATATAGCCCAACAACGACAGTGACAGGACAGCCTAAATATTATTCTATTTTCAGTCAAAGTTCCTTCGCTCTTGCTCCAATTCCAGATTCAGCATATACTTGTGAATTACATTATTTATATAAACCAGCTTCATTGACAAGTGGTAGTGACAGTGGAACAACAGTTCTTTCAACAGATTATAGCGATGCGTTGCTATATGGCAGTTTAGTAGAAGGAGCTATCTTTTTAAAAGAGTCCCCAGAAATCATTGCCAACTTTGAAGCAAGATTCAAGGAGAGTGTGGCTCGAATGAAGAATTTAAGCGAAGGAAGAGAAACTAGGGATGAATATAGATACGATAGTCTAAGACTCGGTATCTCGTAATGAAGCCCATTAAATCGCTCAAAGGCAAGCGAATTGCCTTAATAGGTCTAGGTCTGTCTCAAATAGACTATGTGATCTCAAAAGAAAACAGCAAAGATTGGGATGAAGTCTGGGGCATTAACTCAGCAGCTTCTGTGTTTAACCTAGATCGTTTGTTTATGATGGACCCAGCAAGTCGTTTTTTCGATACCAATGACGCTGGTAAGCAAACTAAGGCAATGAAAAAGCTGTTGCCTAAGTTAAAGATACCAATATACACCTGTGAGCTAGACAAAAGAGTGCCTAATGCAGTGTTGTTTCCTCTGGTTGAGGTTGCCAACTCTGCTAAATGTGCTTACTTTAACAACACAGTTGCTTACGCTATTGCTTTTGCTCTATACAATAAAGTAGCAGCGATTGACTTGTTTGGCATAGACTTCTCTTATTCAAGTGATTTACATTTTGCTGAAGCTGGTAGAGCTTGTGTCGAGTTTTGGTTATGCAAGCTGATGGAGAATGGTATCACTGTCGGTGTTTCACCACGCTCAACAGTGCTCGATTCATGTGTGCCAGCAACAGAACGATTGTATGGTTATCATAGGTTAGCAAAACCATTAGTAGCAGTGCCACATGAAGAGAAGTGGATTATTGCACCTTATGAAGATATAGAGTCTACACTTTCAGAATACAATTTAACTTTGGAAGAAGAGATTGTTCCACCAGAACCATATAAAGGATAATGACAGACAGCTTTATACAACTAGGTCAAGTTAGCGTTCATACAACGCAAAACAAAGGGCATGACCCAGAGTTTTGGGCTGAGATGATAACCAATAAAATTTGTGATATTTCAGCCGAAGCACCACCTCATATAAGAGAACAGGCTTTACAGTTTAAAAAGCATATTTATGTCATAATATTAAATGGTATGAAAAGTGCCATAGAATCTGATAGAGTAACTATTGTAGGATTATTAAATAGCCAAGGTCACAGCGACATGGCTAAGATTATTAAGGAGCTTTAAAATGGCAATTACATCTGCAATAGCAACAAGTTTTAAACAAGAGATTCTTGTTGAGGGTCACAATCTAACCAATGGAGCTGACTCTATTAAATTAGCGTTATACACAAGTTCAGCAACAATGGGTGCTGCGACTACTGCGTATTCAACTTCACAAGAAGTAAGTGGTACTAATTATAGCGCTGGCGGTTCTGCATTGACAAATGTGACCCCAGCTACCAGTGGAACAACTGCTGTTTGTGATTTTGCTGACTTAACATTTGGCACAGCCACTGTTACTGCTAGAGGTTGTTTGCTATATAACTCAACCAATAGCAATAAAGCCTTATGTGCCATTGATTTTGGTGGAGACAAAACATCCACTGCTGGAGACTTTACAGTTGTATTCCCAAGCCCTACAGCCACAGGCGCTATTATTCGTTTAGCTTAGTGTAATAATTTTGTGGTAAACTTTTATCAAGGAGTTTACTTATGCCTTTAGCAAAATTTAATTTCAAAGCTGGTATCAATAAAGAAGAAACCGACTACAGCAACGAAGGTGGCTGGGTTGACGCTAATTACATTAGATTTAGAAAAAATAGAGCTGAGAAGATTGGTGGTTGGGTTAAATATTCGACTACTGCTTTCCTAGGTATAGCAAGAGCTCTACACCAGTGGGTGTCTTTAGCTGGGACTCGCTTTACTGGGATAGGCACTACTCTAAAATATTATATTGAAGCTGGTGGCACTTACAACGATGTTACGCCAATAAGAGCTACCACATCTGCTGGTGATGTAACTTTTTCAGCGTCTAATGGTGATGCTACCATTACTGTTACTGATACAAGTCATGGAGCAGTTAAAAACGATTTTGTTACTTTTAGTGGTGCCGCTACCCTAGGCGGTTTAATTACTGCAACTGTTCTTAATCAGGAATATCAAATTGCCACTATCACCAGTACCAGTGTTTATACTGTTGAAGCTAAAGACACTGACGGAGATACAGTTACAGCTAATGGTAGTGATAGCGGTAATGGCGGGGGCAGCGTTGTTGGCGCTTATCAGATTAATGTCGGGCTAGATGATTATGTGCAAGGCACTGGTTGGGGTATTGATGGGTGGGGCTCTGGAACCTTCGGCTCATCTGGATCTTTTGACGATACCAACCAATTAAGGCTGTGGACTAACGATAACTTTGGTGAAGATTTAATTATCAATCCCAGAGCTGGCGGAATCTATAAATGGGTTGAAAACAATGGGCTAACAACAAGAGCAGTGGCTTTGAGTGGCATCTCTGGTGCTAACAAAGTACCAACCCTTGGCTTACAGGTCATTACATCTGAAACAGACAGGCATTTAATTATCTTGGGCGCTGATCCGTTAGATTCCAACAACGATAGAACTGGCGTTATTGACCCTATGTTTATAGCGTTTTCAGATCAAGAAGACTCATTGGAGTTTGAACCCAAAACAACCAATTCGGCTGGTTCTCTTAGGCTATCTAGTGGATCTCTTATTATTGGCGGATTAAAGGCGAGACAAGAAGTGTTGATTTGGACCGATACTTCTCTGTATTCAATGAATTTTATAGGACCACCATTGACTTTTGCTATCAATTTAATTAATCAAGGCGCTGGTTTGATAGGTCCTAAAGCCTGTGTTAATGCTCCAAGTGGAGTTTTCTATATGAGCAAGCAAGGCTTTTACTTTTATAATGGTGCTGTTCAGAAGATTCCATGCTCTGTGCAAGAGTATGTGTTTTTGGACCTAGATCAGTCACAATCACACAAATGCCATGTTGCTCTTAACTCCGAGTTCTCTGAAGTATGGTTTTTCTATCCTTCTATAGAAGATGGCACCAAAGAAATATCTCGTTACGCAATGTATAATTACGAAGAAAACCTTTGGTCAATAGGGTCTCTGGTTCGTCATGCTTGGGTTGATAGTGGTATACAAAACAAACCACAAGCAACTGGCGTGTCGTCTAGTGCTTATTATCTATATGAACATGAAAACGGTTATAACAACGACACTGATCCAATGGATAATGTTTATATCGAGTCAGCAGACCTAGATTTTGGCGATGGTGAGCAGTTTGCCTTTATTAAAAGAATCATTCCAGACATTAAATTTGTCAATGCAGCAGGTACATCTCCGAATGGAGCTGTTAATATCGTGTTGAAAAATAGGAACTTTAATGGGGAAAGCCTGTCTACATCCTCTACAAACCAGATAACATCGACTACCAATCAAAGCTATGTGAGAGCTAGAGGTCGGCAGTTTGTGCTTCGTTTTGAGTCTGATGACGATGATTCAACTGCTGATCGTAAAGATTATAAGTGGCGACTAGGGAGCACTCGACTTGATGTTCAGCCTTCTGGCAGAAGATGAGCAAACTTTTACCCACTCGTTTGCCATTAGCTGAAACTGGTACAGTCACAGCAGAGCTCTATAATAGGCTGGTCCGTATCTTAGAAATTAACTTGAGTGCAATTGACCCAGACCAAGTGCCCAGCTACAACGATGATGAAATAGATACATTACAATTTGCAACTGGTGCTATAATATTTAATACTACTAGAGCGATTCACCAAGCATTTGATGGTAATTCTTTAAGGGATTTGTATAGCCATCAAACCTATCCAGTAGGATTGGGTGCTACATTTAGTATAGGGAGCGTAACTGTAACAACGAGTTAATATGGCAATAAGCGAACAATTACAACAAAGAATAGATGCGCTGATTGGCGATACTCAAATGGGTGTTTTAGGACCATACAAAGATACATCTGCCGATGTACAAGCTATGAGAGCCTTAGTTAAGCCAACTAGAGGTGCTATTTCCAATAGAGAAATGGAAATGTTTAGACAAGCTAGTCCTAGTCCTAGTTTGGAAGATCAAATAAATTCCATGTCCCAAGATTTTACAAACTCAGTTGTTCAACCAACTAGAGGTGCTATTTCCAATAGAGAAATGGAAATGTTTAGACAAGCTAGTCCTAGTCCTAGTTTGGAAGATCAAATAAATTCCATGTCCCAAGATTTTACAAACTCAGTTGT